AGAACCTTTAAAGCAGCCTGTGCACCGTTCCTGACTGACACCACAGGGTAGAGGCTACCATTCATCTGAAAAGCTGCTAGAGCGTCAAGTTCTCCTTCAGTAATGGTGACTGCTTTGCCACCTGCGTGAAAGAGCTGCTGTCCGAAAAGCCTAGCATTCGTGAATGTTCCAAGAATGCTGAAAGTTTTGTCTGCCACTCGTCTAAGTTTTGCTGCAACTGTTGTTCCGGCATCGTCAGTGTAAGGATAAAAGTGTTGTCCATTCTCTTGTGTAACTCCATATTTCTCACAGGTTTGTTGGGTAATACCTCTATCAGGTATCGCTTTAATCTGACCTTTAATCTCTAGCATTGCTTGCTTTCGTGGTGCTACTGCATCTTGCTTAACTGTGAAGTCATCATATTCATTCTCATAGTGAGTTTCTTTACAGTTAAAACAATAGGTGTGATTGTCATCATAGAGTGCACCTGCGTCTGAGCTTCCACAATAGTCACAGGGTATGTGCTTTATGAACTTAGACTCAGGCTTAGGTTTACGTACTAGGTTGAGAGCCATCGTTAGCCTCCCTTAGTTCTTCGATGACCTTTAGTGCCTTAGTATCAAGGTAGCCATAGTAGATTTCACCTCGAAGCTGGAAGGCTGTGAAGTCCTGCAACAAGGCTAGACAATCAGCTATCAACTTAGCATCGTTGTCCCCTTGAATGAGGTTAGACGGAAAAGGCCAAGGTTTATTTTCATCAATGTTCATTTTGAAAGTACCAGTTTAATTAAAGTTACGATAATGACAAAGATAGCCATCACCATGCGAATGGGTCTTCCTGAGCCGCTACGTGACCGCTATGAGCCTTGTTTAAGACTGCCTCAGCAACATGAGACATAACCTTATCACGACCATTGTTCATGACTAATTCAGCCATACTATCAATGACAGACCAATACCAGCATTCATACTGTACCAAGTCCATGTCAACATCATCATCAAACAGTTCTATAGACATAAATTATCCTTTCAATGGGTTTATTGTCCAACTTTCACACTTTAAAGACTTATAAGTATATTACTTAAATAATACTTATATAGTGTATTTAACTTCTATGAATCATCCTAGATACTTTGTAGTATCTTTAAAGTTAGGGTAGCACACTTTGTACAGTTTGTCAATGATCTCCTTCAGTGTTGGTGTCGCTAACGTGACTATCACTCTCTTCCTCTAATCCATCATCAATGTCATCCGAGGATATAAGGTCTTTACGATCCTTTGTTGGTAGGTGTGAGTCAGCCTGTACAGTTTTAAAGCATTGCTGACATAGGTCAATAAAGCTTCCAGTCACTGCGTGTTTACGTGTACTTTCATAGTCTGTCAGTGCTCTATCACAGGCGAGGCATCTCATACATCCTCCCTGACTTCAATCAAGTCCATCATGTCAGGGTCATACCCTAGCTGCTCATAGACCATGCTTTCAGCTTCTTCTTCACTTGAAGCATACACCCATATATCCATTGTTGGGCTTACTTGATAACAGTATTCATTCTTCATTTTCTTTGGTTCCTTTATCCAGTCTTTTATGTCAACATCTGAGATCATTTAAACATCCTCACTTTCTAAAGTCATTTTAAAGTTTAAACCATCACCCATGCAGTTAAATTGATCTCTTATGGGTTTAATAATCCTTTGAATGTCCTTATCTGACATTAAACAATGGAATGTTAGTTCAATGACAGGTTCATCCATGTCATAAGAGAACCCCTGAATTAAGCCTTTTGTGTATAGCATGCTATGTACCCCTTACCTAATGTAAAATGATGGCTTTAAGAGGCCATAGATGGCTTCCAAAGTACTCTTGTTGTCATGGTCAATGGTCAACTGTTCATTGTGCTCCAGTTTATATTTCTTTGATGCCTCCCATTCAAGGTTTTTCCATTGATCGTGTGAGATCACATCAAGTACATTGATGCCCTGATACATTGCAGAATCTAAGTCCCTGCAGTCACCATCTTCGTCAATCTGACATTGGACATTGACGATAGCCCCTGAATCCTCTAATTGACCTACAAAGTGAAAGGTTATTGTGTCGATTGTCATTGTGTTGGTTCCTTCCGCTGAACATGGTTGGCAAATAGCCACTTATCACCTAGGTTTCTGATTGATCTCACCCACTTTAAACGATAGCTTCGCCTTACGTGTTCGGGTACGTCATAAGACTTGAAAAGCTCACGTGAGTGTTTTAATAATTTAGTATTCATTCTGTTGTTTCCTTTGTATAATTAATAGCATCGCACCACATGAGCCATGCGTCTTCAATGTTTGACCATGTGTGAATTTGCTCAGTTATGATGTCAGCAGCATCTTCTTTATGGGCTAAAAAGTAAAGCAACTCGCTGAGATTAGCCACTGCCACATTACTCCTATATGACCTAATAAATGCTTGTTCTTCGTGTGTAGGTGTAAAGCTCATTTTAATAATTCCTTTGCTTTGATTGCTTGATCTGCTATTGCTTGAGTATCTCCCTCAAATACGGCCTCAATGAGAGACTTTAAAGCCTGTTTTAATTGTGCATTAGTAACTGGCTTAGCCTTAACCTTAACAGGTGCTTCCACATAGTCAGGGTCTAATTCCTCCAGCACCTCAGGGCTTGCAAGGTCATACATTGTAGGAACTTTAAAGGCCGAGCACATCACCACATGATTACATTCAATCATGCGCTTATTCTCATTCATGCGAATGTATGCCCTTAGATAATCCTCAGTGGTCATTGTAGGGTTCCATTGAGGATAGCCCCTGCGCTCAGTGACTGATCGAGTCTTAGGAGGCTTGTCCATTGCCTGTTTATACTTTAAAGCATTTTCAGGCTTACACTTGACATTGATTCCATTGTGTACAAATTCAATCATAATGATTTCACCTCTACACATGAGCTATCAAAACAGAAGCTAAAGCCTCTAGCGTCTGCGCTGTCACCATAGCGCATGAAATCAAGGTTCCAGTCAAGGTTATGCTTAGCCACTAAAGCCTTGACAGCTTTGAAGTGTACGTCAACACCACTCAATGAATGGTCATATGGAATTGTGACTTCAAAGCCTTTATTGTTATTGTTGAAATAGTTACACGTATACGCTTTAATGCGTGAGCCTCTTGTGTTAGTAGGGCCGAAATACTTAGTGTGAATGGCAATCATCTTGTTTCCTTAAAGGTAGGCCGTAGCCTTTGGTTACGTGCAAGAGTGCACTACAATGAAGTCTGTCACACTTCATCATGGTAAACTGTCACCAAAGTGACTCACTGATACAGGACATCAAAATAAGCGAGAGCACCACCAGCCAACATTAGGCCGATAAGTACTGCGAAGCATACATCTATAATCTTTTCTATCATTTTAGTTCCTCTGTGATTGTGGTGAATGATACTGGTAAACCGTCGAAGTTGTCAGTGTACCATGCAAGCTCATGTTGCACCCTGTCTTTGGAGGCACTGGCAAAGCCTACATAATCCCCATCGACAAAGCCCTCCAGTGAGTATGAATGGATCCCGTATTGATCTTTATATGTGATGTGCATCAGTTGTTCTTTCATGTCGTTATGTCCTTAGTTGGTTGGTTGGTACGTATGTTACTATGCAAACACTGTGCCAACTCTGCAGTTTACCCCTGACTCACAGGTTATCCACAGGCATCTCTAGACTGTGACTGTGTAGTTATCCACATGCTAAATAGTTATCCACAATTCTCAGAGTTATCCACAGGGTGCACTGTATTGGTGATAATGTGCACTATATTGATGCACTGATACCCTTAAATGCACCATGTTGGTGATACTTCAAAGGTACTTCAAAGGTACTTCAAAGGGTGCTACACCGTCCCTCACATGACCTCTAGTTGACTAACTAGACGTTGTATAACTAGACTACTGCGAAGTGAGCACTAACTAACTTCATAGGGGGGGAGGGGCATCGTAGGTATGGAGATTGTTGTAGGAGCCTCTGAAGTTCACAAAAAAGTAAAACTAAAAAGGACTAATTAGGGACAGATGAAGTAACCATAAGTACTTGATTTATAAAGTAAAAGTAGTGTAGACTACAAAGTATCTAAAATGTAGGTACTTGTGTGTAAGTACAGACACTTTGTAAGGGAACTTCAGCGTAGCGTTAAAGTGAACATAAGTGTGACTGAAATCACATATATGTAAAAATATATGTGTATAAGACAATAAAAGCTTGACAAATAGACATAAGTGTGATACAATATTCTATATAGCAAATAACTATGTTTACTAAGTAGCCTGACCCCACTACTAAGTTAAGACTAAGTAGGCTGATATGTACACCCTAGTAGGGGAACATAGTAGTTAAAACACACTTAGATTTAATTTAAGTAATAACTTACTAAGTAAATTAATATTAATTACTTATAATGTTATGTCTATATAACTTAAACATAATGTCTTAGTACTATATAGTACTATACTTAAAAGTCTCCCTATATAGGACAAAGACGCATGGAAACTAAAGAAGATACTGTCAGTGTTATGTCTCCCAAACTGCGTGGTAAGGGTAGACCTCCAAAGACTGACCTTCAAGCAGTTAAGAACAGAACAAAGAATAAGGTAGGTAGACCTGTAGGTGATGCAGGTAGACTTCAAGAGTTCAAGGAAAGACTATTAGCCACAGGTGGTACTAGAATCCTTGATAAGATGATTCAGATAGCTTTGGATGATGAACATCCCGGACAGATGGCAGCAATTAAGTTAGCAATGGACAGGATATTACCAGCCTCAGTGTTTGATGCAGCTAAGAGTGGTGGTAGTATGCCTCAGATTAGTATTAACATTAGTGGATTAAACAACCCAGTTGTGTCTACCAACGATGACGTTATTGACGTATGACAACTGAACTTAACTTCCAACTGCTTAAGTGGCAGCAGAGTGTCTTTAAAGATACTACAAGGTTTAAGGTAGTTGCAGCAGGTAGACGTTGTGGTAAGTCAAGGCTGTCAGCTATATCGTTACTGATTGAGGGTTTGAACTGTCCTGAAGGCTCAGCTGTGATGTACATAGCACCTACCCTAGGACAAGCTAGAACAATTATGTGGGACTTACTGCATGAGCTGGGTAGACCAGTCATTAAAGCAAGTCACATCAATAATCTAGAGATAACACTGATTAATGGTAGGAAGATCTTAGTACGAGGTGCAGATAACCCAGATAGTCTCCGAGGTGTCTCACTGACCTTTGTAGTACTTGATGAGTGTGCTTTCGTTAAAGAAGATACATGGCAGAAGATCATCAGGGCTTCACTGTCAGACAAAAAGGGTAGAGCTTTATTTATCTCAACTCCATCAGGTCGTAACTGGTTCTATGACATCTTTAAGCTAGGTAGCTTTGAAGACAAGGCTGACCAGATTGATGAAGAATGGAAGAGCTGGCACTTCACCACAGCTGACAATGAGACTATTGATCCTAAGGAAGTTGAGGCTGCAAAGAGAACACTGAGTTCATTTGCATTCAAGCAGGAATACCTGTCTAGCTTTGATACTGCAGGTGCAGATGTCTTTAAAGAGGAATGGTTCAAGACTGCTGAAGAACCTCAGTTTGGTACATACATTGTAGCCATTGACTTAGCTGGCTTTGAAGAGGTTGGTAAGAATGCAGGTGCATCTAAGAAGAGATTAGATGAGACAGCCATTGCAGTAGTTAAGCTAGAGGACAACGGTGATTGGTGGGTTCACAAGATACAGCATGGTAGGTGGGACATTAGAGAGACTGCAGTTAACATCTTGAAGGTGGTTAGAGACTTCCAACCTACAAGCATTGGTATTGAGCGAGGAGCATTAAAGAATGCTGTACTGCCATACCTAAATGACTTGATGAGGAAGAATAACATCTATGCTCACATACAGGACTTAACTCACGGTAACAAGAAGAAGACTGACAGGGTTGTCTGGAGCTTACAAGGTCGTATGGAACATGGAAGGGTATCCTTCAATGAGAAAGAGGACTGGAGTGAGTTTAGAGATCAATTAGTGATGTTCCCAACAGCTGGTGTACATGATGACTTGGTAGATGCTTTAAGTTACATTGACCAGTTAGCTATCACAAGCTACAACACAGACTACGAAGATGATGACTACGAAGTCTTAGACGTTATTTCAGGATACTAATAATGGACTTAAAACAAGATAATACTAGACCAGACGGTTCACAAAAAGGTGGGGGATTCTTTGGTCTATTAAAAAGACCTGATGGTAAGGTATCTACAGAAATATCTATTGGTTTAGATATGGGTGGTAAAGAGATAAACGTACCCTTACTTGTACCTTCTCTTACTCCTGAAGAATTAAATTACTTACTTCAAACTGATGTTGAGTCAAAAGATTTCCTTAAGAATATACCTCCATCTATAATGGAAAAAGCTTATATCCATGCTCAAGAACGCATGAAGGCAGGTATATCACCTTTTGCACTACCTGATGAAATTGCTAAGTTTCCAATAGCTGCTAAAAAGATGCAAGAACAAGAAACTACAAAAGTACAATATCAAGATCCTTTTAACGACACTACAAGGTAACATAATGGCTCTAACTAACGATCAGTTCGATGACGAGAAGAGTAGTCAGTTTGAACAACCTACAGAGGCTGAGAAGGAACTCACCTCATGGGTTACTCAGCACATTACTCGCTGGCGTGACCACAGAGATGCTAACTACATGGACTTGTGGCAAGAGTATGAGCGAGTCTTTCGAGGTATCTGGGCTGCTGAGGATAAGACTCGTGAGTCAGAGCGTTCACGTATCATCTCACCAGCTACTCAGCAAGCCATTGAGACTCGTCATGCTGAGATCATGGAAGCTATCTTCGGTCAAGGTGAATTCTTTGACATTCAAGATGATGTCTTAGATGTAGATGGTAATCCTTTAGATGTTGAACAAATTAAGGTTCAACTGCATGAGGACTTTAAGAGAGACAAGATTAAGAAAGCTATTGACCAGATTGAGCTGATGGCTGAAATATATGGTACAGGTATTGGTGAAATCATTGTTAAGACTGAGAAGCAATACGTCCCAGCTACTCAAGCTATTCCCGGCATTGCTAATGCAGCTGCCATTGGAGTTCAAGAGAAGGATCGTATTGCCGTTAAGATCAAACCAGTTAACCCTAAAAATTTCCTTATTGATCCTAATGCTGATTCCGTTGACGATGCTCTGGGCGTTGCTATCGAGAAGTATGTATCCATTCACAAGATTGTTGAAGGTATTGAGAGTGGCATTTACAAGAAGGTAGACATCACCACAGCCTCAGAGGATGAAGACTTAGAAGTAACTCAAGACTTGAAGACCTATCAAGATGATAAGGTTAAGCTAATCACTTACTATGGTTTAGTTCCTCGTGAGTACTTGACTGAAGGTGATGAAGAGGAAGAATATGAAGAGTTGTTCTCCGAAGGTACATCAGCTGATGAACACTCCAACTTGGTAGAAGCTATCATTGTGATTGCCAATGACTCTATCTTGCTTAAGGCTGAAGCTAATCCTTACATGATGAAGGATAGACCAGTTATTGCCTACCAAGATGATACAGTCCCCGGTAGATTCTGGGGTCGAGGTACAGCTGAGAAAGCCTACAATATGCAGAAGGCTATTGATGGTCAGCTTCGTGCTCACATGGATTCCTTGGCATTAACTACAGCGCCTATGATTGCTATGGATGCTACAAGGCTTCCCCGTGGTGCTAAGTTTGAGATTAAGCCCGGTAAAGCTATCTTGACCAATGGTTCACCTTCTGAGATCTTGTATCCCTTCAAGTTCGGTCAGACTGATGGTAACTCAGCAGCTGCAGCGCAGAACTTTGAGCGTATGCTCCTACAGGCTACAGGTACAGTTGACAGCGCAGGTATGCCCTCTAACGTACCTCGTGACGCAGGTGCTGGTGGTATGTCAATGGCTATGGCTGGCATCATCAAAAAGTACAAACGTACCTTGAGTAACTTCCAAGAAGACTTCATGATCCCATTCATTAACAAAGCTGCCTTCAGATATATGCAGTTTGACAGTGAACGTTATCCTTCAGTTGACATGACCTTTATCCCAACAGCTACCTTGGGTATCTTGGCACGAGAGTTTGAACAACAACAGATGATTGGTTTGTTGCAGACACTTGGCCCCAATACGCCAGTGTTGCCATTGATCCTTAAAGGTATCTTGCAGAACAGTTCATTGTCTAACCGTGGTGAACTGATGAAGGCTTTGGATGAGATGTCTCAACCTAACCCACAGGCTGCTGAGGCAGAGCAGATGCAACAACAGGCTGCAATGGAGCTGGCACAGGCTCAGGTGGCTGATTTACAGTCTAAAGCTCAGAAACAATCAGCTGAGGCTCAGAAGACCATGATTGAAGCTCAGATGATCCCTGAAGAGCAGCGTGTAAAGCTAGTTCAAGCTGCATCTACTAACCTAGATAGTGGTGATGACTTCGAGAAACGTCTAAAACTTGCTGACATGATGCTTAAAGAGAAGCAAGTTAACCTAAAAGCTGCTGATATTGCTTCTAATGAGCGTATTGCAGCCCTTCAAATGGTTAATAAACAACAAAAGATGCAATAAGTTAACAAAAGACTTGACAAAGTGATAAAAATGTGTTATCATAATACATACAGTCAAGAACTTTAAAGGAGGGATAAGCCAAATGGCCCCTGATTTACAGAAATATTACGAAGAAACCTTTAATACCATGAGTACTAAGGGTTGGGACTTCTTAATTGAAGACTTTGAAGAGATTAAGGCTAGTTTAAACGATATTTCTACTGTCAACGATACACAAACACTACATTATCGTAAAGGACAGTTAGATATTATTGAATTAGTTTTAGGGCGTAAGGCTGTGTGTGAGAAGGTATTTGAGGACTTACAAGATGAGTAAACATTTGTATGACTTCTTATGTCCCAACAACCACACAACTGAATCGCTGGTAGATAGCGATCATACCACTGCAAAATGCAAAGTATGTAGTAAGGACGCTATCAGGCTCATTTCAGCTCCTACCATTGGGTTAGATGCCATCTCTGGTGACTTCCCCGGTGCAACAGCTAAATGGGCATCTGTGAGAGCTGACAGGCTCAAGCAGGAACAAAAGAGAGGATCTGAATAGCTATTCAGGCAACCCAATTTTATTTTGAA